ATGAAGCAGCGTTGCAGGAAGCATTTCCCGCAGTTGATGCCGGAGCAGTGCCTGTTGGTGGTAGGATCTTAGTCCAATGGCGTCAAGCCAAAAAGACAGTTACCTCATCAGGGATCGTTCTGGTCGAAGAGACCAAGGAAACTGAGAAGTGGAACAATCAGGTAGCGAAAGTTATCGGTATTGGACCTCTAGCTTTCAAAAAACGCGACAGTCTCGAGCCGTGGCCTGAGGGCAACTGGATTGAGGTAGGCGACTATGTTCGTATGCCCAAGTGGGGCGGCGATCGTTGGGAAGTCGTGTACGGGGATAAGGCACTTGGACAAGTTGCTTTGTTCTCAATTTTTAACGATCACGAGGTCATTGCTAAAGTGACGGGTGATCCCTTAGAAGTGAAAGCATTCCTATGAACGCAACTGAAAAACTCGAACTACAAGTCTCAGAAGAGCAAGACGGCTCCGCTGTTGTTAAGATGCCAGCAGGTGAAGCACCTGATGACAATCGTAATGACCAGGATGACGACAAGAACCTGAGCAGCGCTGATGACGACAATGATGACGATGACGGCGATGACCGTAGCGTTGATCCTGAGCGTGAGGCGATTAGAGAAGCCAGACGTGAAGAACGTAAGCTGAAAAAACAGATTCACCGCGAAAAGGCGAAAGAGTCTAACCAGCTTATCAACGTGCTCAAGCGTCAGAACGACCAGATGGCTGAACGTCTTGCTGTTCTAGAGAAGCGAACCGCCGGAGCGGACGTAGCCCGATTGGATAAAGCCATCGAGGATGCAGCCCTTCGCGTGCAGTACGCTAAGATGAAAATTGCCGAAGCGGCTAAGATCGGAGATGGTCAAGGGGTAGCAGACGCGCAAGAGGCTTGGTATGATGCGAAGCGAAACTATGAGTCGTTGGACGCGCTGAAGAGGCGCTCATCCGCGGAGCCTACGTCAGCTTCTGTACCCAAGGCTCCTGACCCAAGGCTGCAACGGTACGCAGGAGATTGGATGGCGAGGAATGATTGGTACGACCCTAACGGGAAAGATACCGACTCTAAGATCGCCGTCAAAGTTGATGAAGAACTTGTGGAAGAAGGATGGGATCCAACATCTGAGGACTATTGGGATGAGTTGGATACGCGTTTGCAGCGTTACTTGCCGCATCGTTACGGTAAGCAACAACAGCAAGGCACCACACGTCGCCCTCGCTCAGTAGTTGGCTCAGGGCGCGAAAGTTCACCTGCCTCACGTCCTGGCGAGTTCCGCTTATCCCCTGAGCGCGTCAAAGCGATTAAGGATGCGGGTAAGTGGGAGGACCAGAACGAGCGTCAAAAAATGATCCGCCGATACGCTGAATATGACCGCTCTTTAGGGCTGCGTTAAATTCAGTAAAAAACAGGTTAAAATTTCATCAACCCTAATGCCGGTTAGTTAAACTGGTGAGGAAAAAGATTATGAGTGACGAACGTCTCAAAAAAGATACTGTAGCCGGAGGTCGTGAGTCTCGCGCAAGCGAGGATAAAACACGTGCGTCTGCGGATACAGAGTTAGCAAGTGCGCAGGAACGTCGTAGAATGTTCCGTTCGGAGTGGATTCAAGAAGCGCTGCCCACTCCTCCGGAAATTCCCGGATATCATTTATGCTGGTTGTCAACAACCAATCAATACGATCCTATTCATAAGCGTATGCGAATGGGTTATGAGCCTGTGAAAGCCGATGATATACCTGGCTTTGAGAACCTAAAGGTTAAGGCTGGAGAAATGACCGGATTTGTTGCGTGTAATGAAATGGTGCTGTACAAGATGCCGATGGAAATTTATCAGGAAATCATGACGGAGTTGCATTACAATGCTCCTCGTGAGGAAGCGGAGAAAATCCGTTCCCAAGTTGATAATTTTCAAACAGCTCGTGACAGCAATGGTCGTAGACTTGGCCAAGTTGAGGGCGAAGGTCTTGACCGCATGAATGAAGTTCCTCCTGCGCCCGTATTTACGTGAGCTCAGGGTAAGCAAACCTTTTAAATTGGAGTAAGACTATGTCTGCAACTAACGCTCCGTTCGGTATGCGCCCCGCTTTCCATCCTTCTGGTTTGGATCGCGCCCAAGCGCAAGCTGACGGTATTCTGTCCGGTTACACATCGGATATTCTCAAAGGGCAACCTGTCAAGATGGACACATCTGGTCAGATTCAAGTTGCCGCCGCTGGTGATGCTTTTCTCGGTGCCTTCTCAGGTACTGAGTGGACTGACACCACAGGTCGTCGTCGCGTGTCGAACTACTGGCCAGCTAATACAGCTTACCAGACTGGTTCATGCGTAGCGTACTATTACAATGATCCTTTGATCGTGTATGAAATCCAAGCTGCCGGCTCGCTTGCAGCAACCTCCGTTGGCGACGAAGCTAACCTGAGCAACACAACCGCTGGCTCTAATGTCACTGGTTTGTCTCAGTGCACTTTGTCAACAACACTCGCTGGCGCAGGAAACAACGCTCAAATGCGTATTGTTGACCTCGCTCCCATCCCCGGCAATGCTTGGGGAGATGCATATACTATCGTGCGCGCTACAATTAGCAAGCATCAGTATACCGCAGTAACCAACGCCGTTTAAGGAGGGAGTGAATCATGGCAGCTCCAATGCGCAGTACGGACTTTAGAAGTATCGTTGAACCTATCCTCAATGAATGCTTCGATGGAGTCTACGATCAACGTGCCGATGAATGGTCTCGCGTTTTCCGCGAAGAACAAGGTATCCCACGTAACTACCACGAAGAACCCGTCTTGTACGGATTTGGTGCAGCTCCTCAGTTGCCTGACGGTACTCCCGTTAGCTACCAACAGGGCGGCGTGCTGTTCCTGAAACGCTATGTGTACAATGTGTATGGCTTGGCCTTTGCATTGACCAAAGTGTTGGTTGAGGACGGCGATCACATCCGTATCGGTCAGACTTATGCTCGTCACTTGGCTCAATCTTTGGTTGAGACAAAAGAGACTTTGTCTGCCAACGTGTTGAACTACGCGTTCACGGCTGGTTACAATGGCGGCGACGGCGTTCCTTTGAACTCCGCTTCTCACCCCATCGTGAACGGCACAGCCTCTAACTTGTTGGCTACTGCAGCGAACTTGTCTCAGACATCTCTCGAACAGATGCTGATTCAAATCCGCCAAGCTGTGGACAACAACGGCAAGAAGATTCGTTTGGTTCCCCGCCAGTTGGTGGTGGCTCCTGGCAACGTCTTCCAAGCTGAAGTGCTGTTGAAATCAGTGTTGCGTGCCGGCACCGCCAACAACGACATCAACCCTATCAAGTCTATCGGCTTGATGGACGAAGGTGCCGCTGTTATGTCTCGTTTGACTAGCGCTACAGCATGGTGGATCCAGACCGACGCTCCTGAGGGCATGAAGCTCTTGATGCGTCGCAAGTTGGAGAAGACCATGGAAGGCGACTTCGAAACTGACTCTATGCGCTACAAGGCGACAGAGCGTTACGACGTTGGCTTCACTGACTGGCGTGCAATGTACGGCACTGCCGGCGTCTAAACCCAAGCGGGGGGCTTGCCCCCTGCGTTTTAAGGAGAAAAGACAATGGCACAAACCTACTTTGGTTCTACCCTGCGTGCAGGTTCCGGTTCTTTGACTGACACTGTTGATGGCGGTTTCGTCGTCATGTCTCAGACAACTACTGTCACAACCGCCGCCGCAGGCACCGCTACTAGCGCAACTCTGACTCTCCCTGCCTCCTCACAAATCATCAGCTTTTTTGCTGATATGGTTGTGAACGAAGCAGTGGGTGGCGGTACAGCTACAGCAATTGCAATGACCGTTGGCACAGCCGCCGCAGGTACACAATACGTGTCCTCGACTGATGTGTTTGCAGGTGGTCGTATTGCTTTAACTTTTACAGCCGCACAGTTACTCGCAATGAGCGACATTGGTACTAATACCTCTGTTGTTGTTACGCTAGACCCTGATGGTACGATCAGCACAACTCAAGGCGTTATTCGCCTGACAGTTGTGTATGCTCAGAAAGTTTAAGGAGCACTATCATGGCTGAGTTCAAACCAATGGTCAAAATGATGACCACCGAGCCTTCAGTAATCCTGAAGCTCAAGAAGGGTGGACACGTAGGCATGAAGGGCGGCAAGGGCGAGAACGGTCACAAGAAAATGGCTGACGGGGGCATGATGGATTCGCTTGATCGCGGATCTATGGGCGCTCGTCCTGCTATGTCCGTGTCACCGTTGGCTCGCGCTATGGCTGCTCGTAAAAAGAAGCCTATGATTGCACCTCCCCGCATGAAGGAAGGCGGCGAAACTTCATCTATGCATAAGGCAGAAATGTCTAAAATGAGCAAGATTGAGAAAGAGCTGAAATCGCATGAGGGTAAACCTGCTTCTAAGGGTCACATGGGTCTCAAGACTGGCGGTATCGCTAAGTCTACGAAACCAGGTGGTTACAAGACAGGCGGCGTAGTCAATGGCCAAGGCGGCTTCAAAGACGGCGGCATCATCAAGACGATGACCAATAAGACGACGAAGGTTGTAGGGGCTAAACCCAACAACAATTCTGCGCCTACAGGTGACGTCAAAATGGGCAACGCTGGCGGTTACAAAAAAGGCGGTGCCGCAAAAAAGCACTATGCTACGGGGGGCGTAGTTGACTCTGGTCGACCCGTAGCAATGCCTCAAGGAGCCAAGAAGCCTAGCGCACCTGTTGCGATTAATCAACTATCTGGTACTTTCAAAAAGGGTGGCTCTGTTACCCCAGCTGAAGGACGCTTGCAGAAATCTTTTGCAGCTGAGAATGCACCCGCTATGCGGGCAGCAAAGGCTAAGACAGAAGACGTCTACAGCAAATACCAGACTGGTAAAAAGCGCGGCGGTGCGGTTTGTTGAAATAAGACGGGGGCTTCGGCTCCCGTTCTTTAATCGGAATTATCATGACCACTTTAACGAATGTATTTTCGGAACACAGAGATTCGACAGGTGTAATTTACGCTGGTGCAACGAATCTTGCTGGGTATCAGTTATTGACTGGCGGTACTGCTGGTGAGATTGTGTTTCGCGATGGCGGAGCGTCTGGTACTGTTCGCTTGAGAGTAAACATTTCTGCCACGCCAACTAATCCTTTCTCGACGCTGTTGCCCGGCAACGGTATTCGTTTCAACACAAACATTCACGTCACGTTACCTGCAAGCGCGGCAGTGACTATTTTCTGCGGCTAATCATGCCAAGCAAATCACCCGCCCAACATAAGCTGATGCAAGCTGCTGCTCATACCAAGGGCGGCTTCGGCGGTGTACCCCAAAAAGTCGGCAAAGAGTTTGTCAAAGCTGACAAGGGTAAAGAATTCAAGGAAGGTGGGCTCTATGCCAACATTCATGCAAAACGTAAAAGAATCGCTGAAGGCTCTGGTGAAAAGATGCGCAGACCAGGTAGCGAAGGTGCGCCAACGGCTAAAGACTTCAGAGACTCAGCAAAAACCGCCAAATTGAAGAAAGGCGGCGAGGTCAGTCTAAGCGTCAAGCGCGGCGAAGCGTTGCCTGTTTCCAAGGGAGCAGGGCTAACTGAAAAAGGGCGTAAGAAATACAACGCAGCAACAGGCTCTAACCTGAAAGCCCCTCAACCTGAGGGCGGTCCTAGACGCGACTCGTTCTGCGCGCGTATGGGTCCCGTAGCTGAAAAAAGCGAAAAGGGTAGTCGGGCTAGAGCTTCAATGAAACGATGGAATTGTCCTGGGTGGTGATGTATGAGTACTAGCGGAACAGTAGGTACAACTTTAATCAATGTACAGAAGTTCATTGACCATGGCGCTCGTCGCTGCGGCAAGTTGGCTGAGGAGCTCACGTCTGAACAAGTATTGTCAGCGCGAGAGTCGTTATACTTTTTGCTATCAAACCTAGTCAATCGCGGTATTAATTACTGGGCGATTAGTAAAGAGGTTATCGGTTTACAAGCTGACAAATACATCTATACACTTCCTCTAGGCGCGGTCGATGCGCTCAACGTGCTATATCGTACAATGAATCGCCCTACAGGGGGCTACTCAGCTTCGTCAGGTGTTGCAAATAATGCGTTTGACAATGATGTAACGACTAAAGACGTACAGACATCGCCAAACGGCAACATCGCTGTAAACTTTGGTACTGATAATCAAGTTTACGCGGGATCTATCGGAATATTACCGGGAGTTTCTGGTAGTTTCCATATCTTACTAGAATATTCTACTGACGGCACGACTTGGAGCCTGTTAGAGGACACCGGAGTAGAGACTTGGGTGGATAATGAATGGCTGTGGTATGATATCGATCCTGGCCAGTCAGTACAGTACTACCGTATGCGTGAAACTGGAGGCGGTACGCTTCAGGTGCGTGAGTTCTTTGTCGGCAATAATAGTCGTGAAATCCAGATGGCTCGTCTGAACCGTGATGACTACACGAACTTGCCGAACAAGAACTTTACAGCCAACCAGCCGTACCAGTTCTGGTTTGACCGCACAGTTCCTCAGCCGTCAATTTACTTGTGGCCAACGCCAAGTGATCCGTTTATTCAAATGACAGTTTGGTACTCGCGTCAAATCCAAGACGTGGGTGCATTGACTGATGAGTTGGAAATACCTCAGCGGTGGCACTTAGCCGTTCAGTCTATGTTAGCGCATCAGATGAGTATGGAGTTGCCCGGAGTTGATCTGCAACGTATTACATATCTTGAAGCTCAAGCTGAGAAGTATCTCTATCAGGCTGAGCAAGAAGAGCGCGATAAGTCACCAATTTACTGGGCTCCGAACATATCCGTCTACTCTCGATAATTAGAGTTAAAATAAGGGTATGCCACGCTTTCTTGACACCCTAGGATACTCTGATATCGCCATCGCAGTTTGTGATAGGTGCAAGATGAAGCGTCCTCACGCGGTAATGCGTTCTGACCCTAATTTTCCTGGCTTACAAGTGTGTGATCAGGGTTGCGCTGACCAGTTAGACCCTTACCGCTTACCGGCTAGACAAACCGAACGGATTCAACTCCGTTTTCCTCGCCCTGATGTTTCCGTGGCGGATACTGACCGTAACTTGGTTACAGATCCGAACGGTGCGTATATTATTTCTACGCAGCAAAACACGCAAACACCAGAGAACAATGGAAACCTTGACATATTGAGTCCGTAATATGCCTTCAGCACAAGTACAGATAACGCAACTACCCGCAGCTGGTGCAATTACAGGCACAGAGTCAGTGCCCATTGTACAGAACGGGCAGACCGTACAGACAACTACGGGGGCTATTGCAGCCTCACCTTCACAGGTGTATCAATATTTGACGGTGATACAGACACCGCAGCTACCTAATAGCCGTTACCTCGCTACCTCAACTGGCCTCGGTTTGACAGACGGCGGCGCTCAAGCGTCTTACTTAATCAGTTTAAATGGCGCTGCTGGAAGCCTTGAGGCAGCAGGGGCAGGCATTATTGTCAAGACGGGAAGCGCAACGGTCACGGCGCGTCAGTTAGCCACCTCGGGCGCGGGGTTGAGCGTTTCTAACGCGGACGGTACGGGGGCAAACCCAACGTTCCAGTTAACCGGCATCGCTGCAGCAATGGCAAACTTGTCCGGCACAGGTATGCTTGCTTTAACTGCGGGGGGCACCTCAGTTTCTGGTCGCGTTATCACCGGAACCGCTAACCAAATCAATGTAGCTAACGGTACAGGCGCCAGCGCTGATCCGACGATAAGTATCGTTGATAATGCGATATTTCCCGGAACAGGGGCTATCACTGTACCCGTAGGGTCTACAGCGCAAAAACCTGCAGGGTCTGGCGGTCAAATCCGCTACAATAGTGACTCTCAAGTTTTTGAAGGCTATGCTAATGGCGCTTGGAATCCTTTCAGTTTGGCTGGCGGTGTTTCTACTTTTAGCGCAGGGTCTACAGGTTTAACCCCTTCTTCAGCGACTAACGGCGTCGTTGTACTTGCGGGTACTCTTAATGTTGCAAGCGGAGGCACTGGCGCAAATACTTTGACTGGTTATGTCAAGGGCGCTGGCACTTCAGCAATGACTGCCAGTTCTACAATCCCTAATACAGACATCACTGGTTTAGGGACAATGTCCACCCAAAATGCTTCTGCTGTTGCAATTACAGGCGGTACAGCGTCTGGTGTTGCTATTACTGGTAGCACAATCAACAGTACAACCATTGGCGCAGGAACTGCGGCGGCTGGTACGTTTACTAATGTGGCAATGACCACTGGAACAATCACCACCGCACCTACGACTGGTAATGACATTGTCAACAAAGACTATGCTGACGCTATTGCTGCTGGTATTAACTTCCACCAGTCTTGCCGTTTGGCAACGACTACAGCTCTAGCGGCTAATACGTATAACAACGGAGCATCAGGTGTCGGTGCGACTTTAACCGCAAATGCTAATGGTGCTTTGAGCGTTGATAGCGTGGCTGTTGTTGTTGGCAATCGTATCTTGGTCAAAAACGAAGCCACGCAAGCAAACAATGGCGTGTACACGGTCACGCAGACTGGTTCTGCTGGCGCTCCGTACATCCTTACTCGTGCATCAGACTTTGATACCGCAGGCACGGGCGTAGACAAGATTGATGCTGGTGACTTCTTCCTGATCACAGCAGGTGCAACACAAGCCAATAC